GACAGATATCACTTATCTCTACAGGGAAGGTATCACTATACTGTAGGGGATGAGGAGATGATAGTGGAACCTGGCACTTTCTTTTGGTTTTATAATAAAGTACCACACTCAGCACACAATATAGGTGATAATGATCGAATTACTTTAGTGTGGGATACGCCTCATAATGAAGGTAATCCACATCATACTATCGAGGAGACAGAATTCTAAGATTATCTCCTTTTTTGGTTCTATCATCAATATATTGGGAACTATCTTCATAAGTCATAATATCTCTCATATCTTCTATAATAACATTCAAATACTCATTTCTTATTATGTAGATTGATCGTTTTTCATCATTTTTCTTGACTTCATGTTCAAAGTTGGTAACTGCAGTTACATTGTTTACACTATATTGTTTACCAATGTAAGAGTACTTATAAGTGAAATTGGCATCAACATGTAAACCTGCCTGAAGAATTAACATACCATCAGGTTGTCTAATTTCTTCAGTTTCATAATGATGAATTTGACTTAGTTGAACTTTATCATACTTGTTGTCAAGATACCTTTGGAAGTCATATTGACTCATTGGCCATTCATCTCTTACATTGATCATATTATTGGATAACATAACTACCCAATCTAAAGTCTGATCTTTGTATAGTTTATATGCTACTTGATCTGGTCGCTCATCACCAATAATTGCATATTTGTTGAAAGTAGTTGCGTTTTGAAAAAAGTCTTCTCTAATTTTGCCTCTTTTGAAGAGGTTTTTTACTCTAACAAAGTCTTTGTTAGAATTACGTTTTGAAGAGTGTGACGGTAATAATACGTCTGGGAAAAGGTCAAAGTATGCCATTAGAATCCAATGTCGTCTCTGCTAATTCTGTTAGATCCAAGTTCTAAGTCCTGTACGGATTGACTTGGGGATGCCATATTATAATCATCTCCGAATATTGGAGTTAGTTCTGTAAATGTCAGTGCCATGTTAGATTGTACTGGCATTGATATTGCATTAGAATCTTCGTAAGATTGCCATACATTATTTGGAGTAAAATCTACTTCACATGCAGTTAAAGCACATAACTTGAATAAATTCAAACCTCTTATTCTATTGCTACCATTTTTGTAGTTTATTCTGAATACGTTTGGAGATCCAAGATAGATTGTTTCTACGTCCTCTCTTATAGGTAACATTCCTTGTTTGAACCATCTTTGTATTTTTCTTACTACTGCTGCTTCTCTGGTATCATTTGGTGCAAATTGGAAGGCAAAAACAAATGTTCTTAGTTGAGGACCACTGAACAAGAGTTCCATGTTAGGATTGATTGCCAGCCCTGATGATCTTGTAATGAATTGAGCAGGATCAACGTTGATACCAATTTTTCCTAATGCTGCTTTAGCAATTACAGCAGATAGTACTTGACCTGATTGGGACAGATTTCCGTCTTTTTCTAAACCTTCTGCTACTTTACCTAAAACATCTTTTAATCCTCCAAATCCAGATGCCATAGATTGTACAATATTGTTCTCCTTTGATAGTATTTTTGAAACTCCTTCTTGAGCAGCAAAGAATGTTCCTGCTTCAACAGCATTTGCTTTTGCTTCACCCCAACTAACACCATTACTGGATTTTATTTTATTTGGTATTGGTAGTCTTACTGATCCTTTAGGTTCGCCAAGGTTTGTAGTTCTCTTTAGACCATCCTTGATAGTATCACCCAGTTTAGATGCCCATGTTTCATTTCTGCCTTTTTCATTAATACCTTTATTTGATGGCGAATATTTGAATTGTTCGATATAAATGTAGTCTTGGTTATTATACTGCATATCCACAGGATATGTCTCATTTATATTCTGTAATTCATTTTCAGTATCACGAAGACGAGCAGGTTGTACGTTGGTATCCTTTTCTTCATTACTTATTTTATCATCTACTTTTGCTTGTCCAGGAAATGTTTCTCCAGCAAAACTTTCAGATCCTCTGTATTTGTTATACATTCCAGACTGTTCAAGTGCTGCATCAAATTGTTCGCTTTTACCTTGTTTTGCTGCTTCACTAGAAACATCAGTCATAGCATTTCTATATTCAACTCCTCTAGCACCGTCAATCGATATGATTGACTGAGATAGTTCACTATTTGGGTCGAGATATTGTCTTCCAAAGTATATACCTTTAGTAGTACCAACTGGTTCAGATGTCCAAATACCTGTAGACTTACCAAAATTTCCCCCATTTGGGTTTAGGTCTATTCCCTCGTAGTATCTTTTACCCTCAAAGCTAAAGGTAAAAACCTTTTCTGTCATTCCACTGCTGAGAATGGATTCTGATTCTCTTATTGTTTCAGTTGACATTACCAAATCCTCCCAGGATTGAATGGTATCTCAATACTACCTAGGTCTCTAACAAATTCTTCTAAGCCCATATTCAAGGCTTGTTCCTGTTCTTCCATTGATATGTCGAGATACAATGTGTCCACATAGGATTTTAGGTATTTATGGTATCCTCTAGGAAGGTCTGCTGGATTAGCTTCATCCATCCATTCTAAAATGGTTGGTCTGTCTTCTGGAGCATAGTAATGTAGGTTTACACCCCAGAATTTATTACCTTGAGATGCGACGATATAACATAAAGGATTTCTATCATAATACCTTAATTTTTCAGCAGTTTTTGCTCCATATTGGAACATCATCAAATGTCCAGGTACAGGAGAACCTACTGTTTGTGAATTTGGGAATACGTTTCTATACTCCAAGTTCTCTCTCCGTTAGTATTTGAAATTCCCACCTTCTGTCTTTACAGAAGTCTTCTGCAGCTTCCCATTTTGCCATGTTTTTGGCATATTTCATCACTTCAGTGACATACCTTTTAGTTCTTGCTTTTTGAATCTTTGGTTCTTTTGTTTCTTTAGCAGGTTTTACTTCAATTACTTTTTCATGTAATTTACCTTTTACATCTTTGTATTTGATGTAGAAATCAGGAAAGTACCTATGGACTCTATTGTCAGTAGGGCATCTATAAGGTATTATAATTTCTTCAGAAGACCAATTTATAATATGTTTACTACTATCGCAGTAATTCATAAATTTTAGTTCCCAAAGAGACCTATAAACTATTTCACTAGAGTTGCCTTTATACTTTTTACGGTTTTTTGGCTTAAACTTCCCTTTATATGACATACATAGTATATAAGCTAAGCATCTTATATTTAGATGGCACAGGATCCAAATACCTTTAGACAGGGTAGACATTATCTGCCTACAGCAGAATTATATGAGACTTCGACTAAGTTTGGTAATATTTCGCCAGCTATTAGTAATAATTATGATGTGACTATAAATTTTGGTAACTCTAATTCTCTTAGGAGATTTATCAATGGTAGTGGGTTTTATAATGAACGTGGTGGACTTACTAATCCTGGTGATTATCTTGGTTTGTTTTGTTCTGAGGCTGTTTTACCTGGATCACAGGTTCAAACTGCTTCTATTGATGGATTGAGACAAGGTGTTAGTCAGAATTATGCTACTTTCAGGAGATTTCCTGATGTTATGTTAACATGGTATTCTCAGAAAGATTATTATACTAATGATGTTTTTAATGCTTGGGTAGAATTTATTTCTCCAACTAGAGCTTTTGAAAAAGGTGGTGAATTTAAAAGAATGCAATATCCTAAAAGTTATAAAGTTCCTATTGAAATAACAGCATTTAGTAAAGATACTGTCAATCAAAGTAGTAGATTGAATAGAACAAGTAAGTGGAATCAGCAGATACCGAGTAGTATCACATATAAACTAGAAAATGCATTTCCTGTTAATATTGTTGCTGCACCATTAGCATATGGTAAAGGAGAACTGATCAAAACGACTGTTACATTCAAATACGATTACTATCATATTGGTAGAACTTCCAGAACTGGATGGAAATTGAATTCATCACCTATAGGTTCTAGACTCGCTTCTTCAACAGTGAAATATACTAAAACTACTTCCAAATCTGGAGGTGGACCAACATCTGAAAATGCTATTTTCCCAGGAAGAGAAACTAAGAGTTTAAATGATATTATTTCTGATGGAATAGTTACTGATTATGAAATCAATTATGAGGGTGTACCTGATAGTGAATTCTATGAATTTGATATTGGACCTGGTCCTTCTTGATTCTACTTCCTTAAAACCTTCCTATATAAAATACTGAAAAACTTATTATGCCATTACCTAAGGTCAACGCACCTGTTTTTGAACTGAAACTTATTTCTACTAATAAAACTGTCAAATATAGACCGTTTCTTGTAAAAGAGGAAAAGGTTTTATTGATCGCTTTAGAAAATGGAAATGATGCTGATATTGCTGCCACCCTCAAGGAGGTATTGAAGTCATGTATCATTACTCGTGGAGTAAAAGTTGAAGATCTTCCAAGTTTTGAATTAGAATATTTGTTTTTGAATATTAGAGGAAAATCTATTGGTGAGTCTGTTGAATTATTAGTTACTTGTCAAGATGACAATCAAACTAAGGTTCCATTGAATATTGCTCTTTCAGATATCAAATTAGTAGTACCTGATGAGCATAATGATGTTATTGATTTAGGTGAAGGCATCTCAATGAAGATGAAATACCCTTCAATGAAACAATTCTTGAATAGTAATTTTACTTTCTCTGATTTGGATAAAAGTGAAGATAGGATTGATCAAGTATTCAATACAGTTATCGAATCTATTGACACCATTTATACTCAAGAGGAAGCTTGGTCTTCAAGTGATTGTACTAAGAAAGAATTACTCAAGTTCATAGAACAACTTAATTCTTCTCAGTTCAAATTAGTTGAAACTTTCTTTGAGACTATGCCAAAGTTACAGTATAAGGGTACTGTTACTAATCCAAATACAAAGGTCGAATCTGAAGTATTAGTTGAGGGACTATCAAATTTTTTCGCATAATGCTATATCATACCAGTATTGATGCTGTTATGGAAACTAATTTTTCCTTGATGCAGTATCATAAATGGACATTGAGTGATATAGAGAATATGATACCTTGGGAAAAAGAAGTTTATGTGAATTTTCTTATTAAGTACCTAGAGAAACAAAAGTTAGAACAGCAACAAGCAGAAGCAGCACATGCAAACGCCTGGTAGTAACGTACAATCAAATACACCTATGATTCCAATGGAACGTAGGATGGATGCTGCTTATGAAAGGATATTAAAGACTGCTGAGGATAACGTACAGGTTTCACGTCCAGAGATTAGAAGTTTAGGCCGTATTATTCTGCAGATGGAGCAGATTAATAATAATATGGTTGCTATGCAACGTGAGATTAGATCAGATATAAGAGAAAGACAAAAATATTTTAGAGAAGAGCAAAAGATACTTAAAAAGGATTCGGAGAATTTAAATAATATTCGTACTGCAGCTTTATTTGGAGCAAGATCCGATATAGCAGCAATTTTAGGTGGTCTTTCAGCACTTGAATTTAGTAGAGGTAATATAGGTGGAGGTTTTCAGGCAGGTGGACTTGCATTGGGAACACTTATACCTGAGATTGCTTCTGGGGTAGTAGGTTTACTAGCACTTAGAGGAGTATTACCAAGAAATAGTACTGCTATGGGTGGTGGAGTTGGTGTTACCAGAGGAATGGGTGGTGTTGGAAAATTCAAGAATCCTTTATTGATGACAGCAGCTCTTGCTGCTACTTTATTACTGGGTAATCGAGCTGCAGCTTCTGGACAGGATCGACGAAGAGGAGAACTTGTTAGTCAAGAAGTAGGTCGAAAGCAGACTATAAATGAGAATGATGTTGGTAGATTTAGAGGTCAACTGACTAGATTTGAAGGAATATTAGATAGATCTATTAGTAAAAAGGATAGTAAAATATCAACAGTTACCCCAGGTTTAGATCAAGATATAGATCAAGATATGGATGAAATTCTTACTGGTGAACTTCCAAGTGCTAATGCGGTAGATCAATTGAATAATATTTCCGCACAGCAGAGTACTATTCAGAAAACACTTAAAGGGGATAATGAAAAAGGAAAACCGAAAGGTTTTATGAGAGGTCTTGCTGGAACTGCTGATTTTCTCACAGGTGACTTATTTGATTTTGATAATCGAGGTTATGGATTGATGATGGATGGCAATTCGGATGATAAATCAACCACTCAACGTAATGGTGATCAGTCGAGGGTGATGGGTAATGACAATGGTGATCTTGCTTCAAATACAGCTGCTGTTAATAATTTAACTTCTATGCTTTCTGGTAAAAATACTGATTCAAAGGAATCTATTGGAAGTATATTGGAGATAGATCCAGAGAAAGGTTTCTCTGATATTGATATTACAGGATTATTAGAGAATAAAGGTGAGAAATCAGAAAAAAATTGGTTCCAAAAGTTATTTTTACCTAAGAAAAAACAAAATGTAGCTTCTACAAGTGGAAGTAAGACTCCAACTGTCAATGTTTTTGAAAATGAAGGTACAACTCAACAAATGCCTTCATCACCTTCTGGATTTGAGTCTGCACCAGCAAGTGCGTTTGTTGCTACTGAGTTTACAGATTCTGGTGGTGCTTATGATAAGTTTGATTATGCATCATCACTTAACACTTATGCTGCATTCACAACACCATGAGTATTGAAAGATCTCTACTGGCAATATCTAGAAAGACTACTAGAAGTTCTTCTATCTTACGAAATGAGATTCAGAGTTCTGTTTCTTTGCAAAGAGTATTTGAGAAAAAATCTTTACGAACTAGAAAGAAATTAGTTGAAGAAAGAAGAGCAACACTTCTTGCTCTTAGTAATCAAGCTGGAAAAAAGGATAGTGGTTCAGGTGGTGTTGGTGGATTACTAGGTATTCTTGGTCTTGGTGGAGGATCTAGATTACTAAGATCTTTTAGAGGTGGACCAAAAGGTGGTGGAGGCGGAGGTCTAAGATTTTTTGGACGTGGACCAAAGGGTGGTGGTGGACCAAAAATTACTTTTGGTCGTGGTACTAAACTTGCACGTGGTGCTAAAGGAATACGAGGAGGTCTTGGTCCTTTAGCAGTTCTAACGACTGGTCTGGACTTTATGGGTCGTAAGGCAGAGGGTCAAACTAATTTACAGGCAGGTG